GAGTATTGGCACACACGCCACAACGACTGCTTCATCGACTCTAACTGTCGCATGATGTGCGTGCTGCTTGAACTGGCCGATACAGTCGTGCCCTGTGAGCCTGAGCCCGAAGGTGGCAGATCTTCGCCCGATTATGTCGCCTGGGCCGAGCGCACACGGATACGCCGACTGCTTCTGGCTGATGTTCATTAGCTTCCGTGCGATCCGCGACGGTGCAACCGTCAAAGTCTATATGGGCGCTGACTGGCAGCGTGGCATCGTGAAATTTACAACTGCATCTTATGCCTGCGTACAACTTACGCATCGCCTCATTACTGTCTACGATCTACGCAACATCAAACCGTCATGACTTGGTTTACCAGTCTTCTTGTTTTCCTGCTTTCGCGTCGGCCCGATGTAAACGTAGCCGTAACCTATCTAGAGTCCGATTGGTCCGAAGATATGAATGCGGTCGATTTCTTGGAATGGTGTTATGACCTCGATCCAACCTTGCATCAGCACAGACCTTTTTATGGAGAGGATTCGGCGCAACGCTGATTCGATGCCTAAGGACGAGCTCCTGGTGGTGATCCATCAGCTCACCCACGCCTACAGTGTGCAGCGTGCTGCCGCCGTATGGGCTGTCAATCAAGCTGCCGAGAACCTGAGTTATGGGTGCACAGCCAGAGACTGTCCTGCAAAACGAGATCAGACTCGCCATATCGGCTGATTGTCCAGACTCTGTAATGTTCCGCAATCACTGCGGCGCATTACGTGGGCTCGATGGTCGCATGGTACAATTTGGCTTGCATCCTGGATCCCCCGATCTCGTCGGCTGGCGGACTATCAAAATCACACCCGATATGGTGGGCATGCGTGTGGCTATATTCACCGGTATCGAGATCAAAACCCCTACAGGCAAGATCCGTGCCGACCAACTTCATTTCCTTGACCGCTTGCGGTCTGCAGGTGGCATCGCTGGCGTAGCCCGGTCTGTGGCTGAGGCGGTGTCCATCTTGACCGTTCGTGCTACCCTTCCACATATGGAATGACCCCGGTGGGTGCCAGCCCAGGCCGGGGTCAAAACCGATCCGATTTGAATCATTTTACCATGCTCTCCAGCACGCGGACGCCTTGTCCTGTCTGTGGCCGTAAGTCGAACGGCTGCAAATGGGAAGAGGACATTCTCTATTGCCGTATTGGCAACACCTACAGCCCTTTCAGCATGCACCCGCATCTCAAGACAGGCGATGTTGTGGGTGACGGCTGGGCCTGCGTGCGGGTGAATCCAGACGCCGAGTGTGTGACATTCAAGCGCCACACTGAGCGCGAACCTGTCTCGCAGCGCCAATGGGAATATTTCACCAAGGCGGGCAAGCGCAGCGTGCACCGTCGCACCGACTACAACTACGGGCCCAAGGATGTGGCCTGGTCCCGTGGCACCAAGACAGATGATTTGCTGCCGCTGTGGTACGACTCTTTGCCTGATTCGGGCGACACCGTATTTGTGGTGGAGGGCGAGACCTGCGCTGAGGCTCTGCGTGCCATGGGCTTGTGGGTGACGTCTGTGCCGAATGGTGCAGGCTCGTGGCGTGGTGCTATGCCAGACATGCCCAAGCTGCGCGACAACCGACTGATCCTGTGTCCAGATAGGGACCGCCCTGGAATCGAGCTGATGCAACGTTTGGCCGCGGCATTCCCAGGCTCCAGGTGGCTGCTTTGCCAGCCCACTAATTCCGAGGCCTGGGAGGATCCGTCCGATGGCTACGACGTCGCGGATTGGATCGCGGATGGTGCCGATCGCAAGGCTATGCGCGGTGCTGTGCGCATGGAGGGCCCTGCGCTACCCCAGGTGCCTTGGTATGAGCGTCTGGGTGATCACCACGCCGAATCTGGCCGGCTTGTGAAGCCCAAGGTGCTGGAGCTCAAGCAGCTTATAGATAACAAGCTCGGCTCTGCGCTGCGGTTCAACCTGCTAAAACAGTCCATCGAGCTGGATGGTTTCTGCATGGACGAGACCGACCTGCGGCTGGCCTACGTGGACCTGCAATACGCCGGTATCGACGTGCAAACCCAGACGGCGCAGGATGCACTATTACGTGCCTCGATCGACCGTCCATATCACCCCATCCGGGCTTATCTGGACACCTGCAACGATCCGTTGCCTGCAGACGTCTGGGACAACATTGCTCAAGAATTGCTCGGTGGCACCGCCGAGCCCTTCGATAACAGCGCCCTGCGCAAATGGCTCATTTTTTGCGTGGCACGCATCTATGAACCTGGCTGCCCATGCGGTTTCGTACACATCCTGGCGGGTGACCAGCATCTGCACAAAACCCGCTTCTACAACACCCTGGCCAGCGAGCCTTGGTTCTATGAAGGCTTTATAAAGTCCAACAAGGATGCCGACGACATTGTGGGGCTCCACATGCGGTGGATTGCGGAGTGGGGCGAACTCGATGGTGGCATCAAGAATCACGAATCCGCTGGGTTGAAGAACTTTATCACCCGCAAAACCGACCTTGTGCGCGAGGCCTATGGCAAAGGCCACAAAGAGCGCCCCAGACAATTCGTGCTGTGCGGTACCACCAACAAACGTGATGGATTCTTCAGCGATGAGACCGGGAACAGGCGCTTCGTGATCTATACGGTAGAGAAACAAATCGATTCTGAAAAGATCGAGCAGCTACGTGATCGGATCTGGAGCAGCGCCCGTAAGGATTACCTAGCGGGTGCCAAGTGGTATCTGGATGATGAGGAAACTGTGATCAATAACAACCGCAACCGGGGGCTTTTTGCAGAAGATGCCTGGCGTTTGAAAATAGCGACGTGGTTGTCTGTGAGGAGTCTGGAATATGCTCTTTCAGAAGACATTCTGACCAACTGTCTAGAGATTCCATTGGAACGTCAAGACATACGGAATCTTACAAGGGTGAACCGTATCTTGCAATCACTCGGATATTCCAAGACTCGTAAAGACATATCGGGAGCATTCAGGACCGTTTGGCGGCCCCCTGTAAATCCTGTATGATCCTGTAGGGTCAATCTGCCCGTCCCGATTCAGGTTTTCCCCTTACTTACAACTTACAATATTTAAAAGAGGAATTAAAAAGGGAAGAGGGGGGCTTTAAAGGGGGAAAAAGGGGAACATTATGTAGTGTTGTAAGCCCTGTAGTCTGGAGGTATGAAGCAAATCAGCTCAAAACGCCGCAAGGAGCACAAAACGCAGCTTCGACTGTGGCTGGATATGGGCTGGCCGCGCTGGCGGATCAATAATGCGTGCTGGGAGTCGCTGGACCTGGATCCGATGACTGCAGATGAGTTGATCAAGGAGATCCGCCATGAGCAGCAAAGTGAACTGACCATCGAGCGGAGTGAATTTATGACCCAGCAGCTCATTCGGCTGGAGGCGCTGGCAACTAAAGCCCAGGAAGAGGGCAATCTGGGTGTCGCGCTGAGCGCCTACAAGGAGATGCATCTGCTGATCGGGCTCCACGCTACGCGATAGGTATCTAGGAGCACCGGGAAGGCGGTTCTAGCCATTCACAGGCCCTGATATACCGGAGAGCACCTAGAGGGGCCTCCGAGAGGCTCGGAGATGCCACCTACAGAAAAGCCCCCATATTGGGGGCAGTGGGCTCTCCGGTCAGACGGTAGCCAGGAAGATCGCACGACCACGCTCGGTAAGCTGCAGCCAGCCGCGGCCACCATGGGCAAAGACGCCAGCCTTTTTGAGGTTGGTAAGGCGTGGTGCGTTGGCCAGACCGATGCTCGGAATGTCTTTGCCGATCTTGACGCCGACCACCATCGAAGCATCTTTGGTGGCTTCCATCATCTGCTCGCACAACGAGTAGAAAAATGCCTGGGTGGTCGCGTTGAGCTTCTCGAAATTCCAGTTGGCAGATTCAGCTGTGGGCTCAACGGCAGTAGGTGCAGTCGCTACAAGCTCCTGAACTTGAGCTGAACTGATGCGCTTGCCTTCTTGGTAGTAGAAGTTGCCGGATTTGCGGATGCCGTGCTTAGCCAGTTCGATGGCGGTGGTGTTCATTTTTAGGAGAGCGAAGGATATCGGGGCTTGATCCCCTGTAATTATTAAACATCAAACGCATCAGACCTGTCAAGCGATTTCACCCATTTTTAAAAATGTCATAAAATGCTTGACAAGTCACGATCGGTCTTGATATTATAAAGGGGTCGAGATGAACATCACAATGTTTGAAACCACCCGCGAATTTTTCTCCGACGCCTTCAATTTCCAGTTGGAGGATCCGAAGATGCTCGATATCGTGCTGACCCTGACCGGTTTTGACGACAAGGTTGAGCTCGGCGCCGCCGTTTATGAGCTGCACAGGCTGACCCCCAAGCAGCGCAATTACATCTGCTGCGTGTTGCTGGAGCGTGATCAGGATCCTGAAGCTTGGGAGCAGGCCTGGTCTAATATGGAAGCAGAGGCATTCGAGTGATGGCCCAGGGACGCGACAGCAAAGGACGTTTCTCGGGTGGCGGCGGTGGTCGTGGGCGTGTCATTAAGACCAAATCGCCGGTGATGGACACCGTGCTGAAAAAACAACCAAAGACAGCTGCCAAAGCCGCTGCCAAAGCAGGCAAAAGCCCCTTGAAGCAGCGGGCCGCAGCTAATACATCTGCGGTCAAGTCCATGCGCCGTAGCAAGGCAGGCCGCGAACGCACACGTAACATGCTTAAGAATCTGTTCTGATCATGGCCCAGCGCAGAGACTCCAAAGGCCGGTTCTCTGGTAGCGCATCAGCAGGCATGACTCGTGGTCGTCAGATGCGTGCTGGTCGCACTGCAGGCACCACTGTCATGCGGAATCTGTCCTCAGCCGCTAAATCCACCGGCCAATCGATCGCAGGCGCCGGCATCAAAATGAGCCCAAAGGGCACAGCTAGCGTGGCGGGCCGTCCGGTTGGTGCCGGCAGTGCCCGTGCAGTGGCACGCAAGGTGTCGTCTGCCAGCCGGGCCAAAGCCCTGAAGCAATTCAAGGCGATGCCCAAGGCGCAACAGCGCCAGGTCACACGCGCTCAACGTCGTTACATTGGAGTCAAGTGAGGATCCAATAATGGCACAAGGTAGGGATTCAAAGGGCAGATTCGCAAGTGGTGGAGGCGGCGTCCGCTCTATCAAATCAAACCGCACCGTGAAGGGTGGTGGCGAAAGCAAGCGTGGTGAAACGCGAGCCAGTCGCAGCATCCGGCTCAAGAATGAAGAGAATCAGAGAGTAGGTGAGCACAAAGCGTTTGCACCTTACGAAAAGGCTGTGGGCAAGTCAAGCTATGCACACAGGAAAGCCCGTAAATTGGAAAAGTCGGGCGCAGATGCTGCCACAGTCTCAAAAGCCAAAAAAGCAGCCGATGTCAAGGAGAATACGACTCGGCTCATGCGCCAGAGATTTCTGTCTGGTTCAAGAATTGCAACACGTCGTTATCGCAACACCACTGGTCTTGTAGTACAGCGTCGCTATGCAAAACCCCGCTAGATAGCGTTCAGATCCAGCGCGTCTAAGCAGGTCACCTTGTAACAGATACTGGCCTGCTCGACGATCTTGAGATCGCGCTGTGTCAGCCCAGCCCGGTCTAATATCTCGTCAATCGTGCCACCGTCTGCCGCGGCCTCACGGAATTTTTGCAGTTTGCGTTTGGCGCCGCTTGAGATCCGAATCATGCCGGTCTTCATGTCGATCGACCTGGTGATTGACTGGCGGATCCACCAATATGCATAGGTGGACATTTTGTAGCCACATTCAGGATCATATTTTTCTGCTGCACGCTGCAAACCGATGGTGCCTTCTTGGAGCAGATCAGCAAATGTGATTGAGGTGCCTGAAATGCGTCTGAGATATTTCTTAGCAACTGCCACTACGAGCCTTAAGTTGCAGCATACAAACTGATCACGAGCACGCCGTCCCGATCTAATCAGCCCAGCCGACGGGTTTGGATGTTTTATCCAAAGCTGGATACGCCGACCCAATTCGATCTCCTGCTGTTGGGTCAAAAGCGGATACCTTGCTGCCATGTCGATGAATTCTTTTACGTCAGACGCATCAGACATGGCTTTAAATTGAGGACACGGCCATTACAGCGCAAACCGGAATGCCCGGCATTTTAGAATGTGTGGCGGGTGGGTCGATCTTGGCCGGTCCGAGCAACAGCGGACCCACAACTGCAGCCATCCTTTCACGATTGAATGACACGTTGCTGCCTCACCAGGCGCAATTCTGTAGCAACACCAGCCACCGCATCTTGGGCCTGGTCAGCGGATTTGGTGCAGGCAAAACTTACGGGTTATGCGCCAAAGCAATCAATATTGCCGCTGCCAATATTGGTTACGTGTCGGCTCTATTTGAGCCTGTTGCGCCGATGCTGCGTGACATCCTGGTGCGCTCGCTCGATGACATGCTCGAACAGTTGGGCCTGCCATTTGATTTCAGAGTGTCGCCGCTGCCCGAATACGTGCTGCATTTTGCGGAGGGTGATCACACGATTCTGTTGCGGACCATGGAGACATGGAACCGCATCCGTGGTCAGAACCTGTGCGCCATTGGTTTTGACGAATGTGACACGGCCAATCGGCGTGTAGCTGAACAGGCGGCCCGGATGGCACTTGCTCGTCTGCGCTCGGGCAATGTGCAGCAGTTCTACATCGCGACCACGCCGGAGGGCTTTGGCTGGGCTTGGGAAACATTCGAGAAGAATGCCGCACCCGACAGGCACCTGATTCGTGCACGCACCCAGGACAACCCGTTCCTGCCAGCAGGATTCATCGATTCACTGGTGGCAAATTATCCCGAGCAACTGATCCGAGCATATCTTGAAGGGCAATTCGTCAATCTGACCACCGGGCAGGTCTATGACAGGTTCAGCAGAGCCAAGCATGTCACGACCACGCCATATGATGCGACCCAGATAGAGCCGCTACGCGTAGGCATCGACTTCAACGTGGGCAATATGTCTGCGGTGATCACAGTGCGCCGTGGTAATGGGTTGCTTGTGGTAGATGAGATCAGCGGTGCGCATGACACAGACGCTATTGCCAAAGAGCTCCGGTCCAGATATCCTCAGCATCCGGTCTATATGTATCCAGATGCATCGGGTGGCAATCGCAGTACCAATGCGACACAAACCGACATCGCGATCCTGGAGTCCTATGGCTTTAAAAATCAATCCCCACGAAGTAATCCACCCGTACGTGATCGGGTGGCTGCTGTTCAAGCTCTTTTGGAGAATGGCCGCGGAGAAACCAGAATCCAAATCGTGGATCGGTGTGTTCGGCTGATTGAATCTTTGGAACTGCAGAGCTATACAGAAAAAGGCGAGCCAGATAAGGATGCAGGATTTGACCACATGAATGACGCATTGGGCTACTTGATATGGCGCGAATTCAACCCGCTGCATGCCGGGGTTGGACGTGGCACGGGCATTAGGCTGTACTAAAAAGGGCGGCCCTGGCGGATGACTTACACCGGATACCGGTTTTATGACCGTGCTGTTTTCAGCAAGGTGGCGTCCGTTGGTGATACCAACTCGACGTGGGCAGCCCAAGAGCCACATTGGATCCTGATTGAGGATCTGCTGCAGGGCACATATGGCATGCGCCGCAGGCACCGCAGATATCTGCCGCAAGAGCCGAGGGAGCTCGACGAGTCATATGACAACCGTCTGGCACGGTCTGTCTGCCCACCATATTATCAACGCCTGGAGCGGATGCTTGCAGGCATGCTGACACGTAAGCCGGTCAGGTTGGAGAATGTCGATGATATCGTACGCGAGCATCTGTTTGATGTCGATCTTCAGGGGCATGACCTCAACGTGTGGACGTACGAAACCACTCGTAAATTGGTGCGCTACGGGCACGTAGGCGTGTTAGTAGATGCTCCGCAGGGTGGTGAGGGCAGGCCCTATTGGGTGACATACACGCCGCGTGACATTTTGGGTTGGCGGACCGAACCAACCAATGGGTCACAGCGGCTGACCCAACTGCGGCTGCGCGAGTCGGTGGTGGTGCCTGACGGCGAATGGGGCGAAAAATTGATCGAACAGGTGCGTGTGCTCAAGCCCGGCGAGTACGAAATCTGGCAACGCAACGAAAAATCTGAATGGTCTAAAACCGAGGATGGCGGCACCAGTCTGGCTGAAATCCCATTCACCGTTGCGTATGCAAATCGGGTGGGTTTTATGGACAGCCGCCCGCCACTTGAGGATATTGCAGAGCTCAACCTCAAGATGTACCAGATCCAAAGCGACCTCGACAACCAGCTGCACATCTCCGCGGTGCCAATGCTGGCGTTCTTTGGATTCCCATCCAGTGCCGAAGAGGTGTCTGCAGGGCCAGGCGAAGCAATTGCATTCCCAGCTGAAGGCCGCGCCGAGTATATTGAGCCAGGCGGCACGAGTTTTGATTCGCAATTTCGCCGCATGGAGCAGCTTGAAAAACAAATCAATGAGCTGGGATTGTCTGCAGTGCTGGGCCAGAAATTATCGGCGGAGACTGCTGAGGCCAAGCGGATCGACCGCAGCCAAGGCGACAGCACCATGATGGTGATCGCTCAACAGGTACAAGACCTGATCGATAATTGTTTGCAGTTCCACGCCGACTATCTGAACCTGTCGCAGGCGGGCAGTTCGTTTGTTAATCGCGATTTTGTTGGCACCAAGCTGGAGCCTGCAGAACAGCTGGCGCTGTTGCAGCTCTACACCGCAGGCACGATCACGCAGAAAACGCTGCTCGATCAACTTGCACAAGGTGAAGTACTAGGTGATGATTTTGACGTAGAAGACGAAATCGATGCCACACAGACAGGTGGGCTGATCGAGACTGGCGGAGTAGAAGAAGCGCCAGCAAGCATCGAAGAACTGCCGCCACCTGAAGAGCTGTGACAGACCAGATTATTGATGTGACAGATCCGATGGAGCCAAGGCCACCCCGCAGACAAACGCTTGGCTACAGCCGAAAACCTTTGCCCGACGACATATTCGCGGTGGTGCGTTTGAGTTGGTTTAAGAGTGGCAAGCCACATGAGGTGGATGAATTCCAGATCATGGAACGCAGCCAAAACAGCTTTGATGCATTTATGGCTGCAATCACCCAGGCGATTCAATGCGGCGCAGATGTGACCGTGATCTGTGACGAGGACCCGTCATACTTTGGCATCAACCAATGACCACACCTGCTGCGTTGTACCGCAACGCGATTGATCTGAATCGCTACAGCAACAGCGTGGCAAGGCGCATCATCAACGCCTACAACGACATCATCATTCGCGCTGTAGATCAGCTACGAACGACAGACGAGTTGGCAGCACCGAATAAAGCTGCAAGACTGCGCGGCATCATCCAGCAGCTGAAAGAGAGCCTGAATACTTGGGCAGGTGACAGCACCGAAATCACAGCAGCCGAGCTGCAAGGTTTGGCTGAGCTTCAATCTGAATTCGTCACCGAGCAACTGCGTCGAGCGCTGCCAAAAGACACGCGTGGGTTGGTCAGCACTGTCGAGATCAGCCCGCAATTTGCAGAGTCTGTAGTGACCACCGATCCAACACAGATCAACGTGGTGACGCTCAGTGACGATCTGGTAGCTGCAGTACAGGGGGCGCCGCAAACGTACAGTTTGACTGCAGCTAAGGGCACCGCCATCACGCTGCCCAACGGAAAGATTGTCGAGAAGGCCTTCAGGGGCCTAGCGGTAGATCAGGCCGAACGATTCAATCAAGTGGTCAGGACGGGGCTCCTGTCAGGTGAGACGAATGCCCAAATAGCCAAGCAGTTGATTGGGTCGTTGCAATTTGGCGAGCAAGCAAAGACTGTCAGGCAGCTTGTGGCAGCAGGGGGCCAGGCCACAACAGTCGCTAACAACCAGGTGGCGGCGCTTGTACGTACCAGTATCAACCAGGTGGCCAATATGGCCAGCCAACAGGTATACCAAGCCAACCAAGACGTCACAAAAAAGTACAGATATATTGCGACGCTCGATACTAAAACCTCACCAATCTGCCGGGCGCTGGACGGTCAAGAATTCGACTATGGGAAAGGTCCTACACCACCGCAGCATTTCAACTGTCGCAGCACAACTGTGCCGATCATCGATTATGCGGGTCTCAAAGAGCAAGGATATGATTTTGTGCCACCGGCACCAGGGCGCAGATCGAGTATGGACGGACCCGTGCCGGCAGGGACAAGCTATGGTAAGTGGCTGTACGACCAACCAGCCACTGTTAAAGCAGAAGTGCTTGGCAAATCAAAAGTCGCGTATTTTGATAAGCTGACCAAAGAACATGGTGCAGACAATGCGATGGCCAAACTCGTGCGGGATGATGGATCGGAGCTAACGTTGGATCAGCTCCGCCGCAGATACGGCAAATTAGATGCCTAAAAAGCCCTCTAAACAACAGGCCAAGATTGGCAAAGTGATGGGCGAATATAAAGCGGGTCAGCTGCACAGCGGCAAGCCTGGACCGGGCAAGGGACCCACCGTAAAAAGTCGCAAACAGGCACTCGCGATTGCATTGCGCCAAGCAGGCGTGCCTCCGAAGGGCAAGCGAGGCAAAAAGTGATAAGTTAGGATGCGTCAGAAATAGCCCTACGGGTCATTCATGTCTGACGAAATCATCCAGGAGCCTACGGCGACTGATGGAGAGGATCTTACCGCGCTGAAACGCAGCATCGAAGCGTTAGAGCGCAAAAATCACGAGCTGATCGGCAAGATCAAGGATCTGAAAACCAAATCACCATCGGTGCCGGAGGGCGTCGATGTGAATGAGCTGCTCGAATTTAAGCGGCGCAAAGAACAAGAAGAACTCGAAAGCCAGGGCAAATACAGCGAGGCCCGGCAAGCCCTGGAGCAACAATTCAGGGACATCACCGCGGAAAAAGACCAAAAGATCGCGGAGCTCGAATCTCGGGTGCGTGAATTGGAGTTGGTCAGTCCGGCGGTATCTGCACTCGCGGATGTAGTGCACGATCCGGATTTGATCTTGAAGACCAAACTCAGCGCCGACAAGATCGAGCGCGAGCAGGATGGCACCGTGGTGGTCGTGGATGGCTACCAGCGGATTCCTGTGCAGGAATGGGCAAAGACGCTGCCGGCATGGATGCAAAAGCAGCCGAAACCGCAGGGCAGTGGTGCTCCAATCAATCGCGGATCGGGCGAGATTCCCGCAGGATCCAAAAACCCATTTATGCCCGAGCATTTCAATCTCACTGAACAATCGCGACTGTTCCGGACTGACCGCGATCTATATGAGAGAATGAAAGCTGCAGCGAAATCTGTTTAAGATGTAGCTGTATACGCGCAAGGCTACGCTGAGCCGCGTCTGAGGTTACGCCTCACCCGTAAACCAACTTTGAGGATCTGTCGTGGCGACTCTTCGCTCTGACATCATCATCCCCGAGGTATTTACGCCGTATGTCATCGAGCAGACCACCCAGCGTGATGCCTTCCTGGCTTCCGGTGTGGTGCAGCCGATGGCTGAGCTGAATGCCACGGAGGGCGGTGATTTTATTAACGTCCCCTTCTGGAAAGCCAATCTTTCTGGCGATTTTGAGGTGCTGTCTGACAGCAGCAGCCTCACCCCCGGCAAAATCACTGCCGACAAGCAAGTTGGCGTGATCCTGCACCGTGGCCGCGCCTTTGAGGCTCGCGACCTTGCTGCCCTGGCAGCTGGCGCTGACCCGATGGCCGCCATTGGCGCCAAGATTGCCGATTACGTGGCAAACCAGCGCCAGAAGGATCTTCTGTCCTGCCTGGCTGGTGTGTTTGGCAGCCTTAACGTCAACACCAGCAGCTCTGCTTTCTTTGGTTTGACCATTGATTCGGAGTCTGCCGATACCCCCACTACCCTCAGCCCCCGCCATGTTGCTGAGGCCAAGGCTCTGCTGGGCGATCAAGGCGACAAGCTGACCGCGATCGCTCTTCACTCAAAGGTCTACTACGACTTGGTTGAGCGCAAGGCGATCGATTATGTGAGCACTGCTGATGCTCGCGGCACCACCACCACCCAGTCGGGCGGTTCTATGGTGGCTGCCTATGGCGGCGATGTTAATGTGCCGACCTTCTGTGGTCTGCGCGTGATCGTCTCTGACGATGTACAAACCGCCGGCAGTGGTTCTTCGACCGAGTATGCCACTTATTTCTTCACCCAAGGCGCTGTCGCCTCTGGTGAGCAGATGGCAATGCAGACTGAGACCGACCGTGACATCCTCGCCAAGAGTGATGCCATGTCGATCGACCTGCATTATTGCTATCACCCCGTTGGGTCCAAGTGGGGCGTGGCTACTGTCAACCCCACCCGCGCTCAACTGGAGACCGTGGGCAACTGGTCGAAGGTGTACGAGCTGAAGAACATCGGCGTCGTGCGTGCCACCAACGTTTCCAACATGGATTGATAGGAGGCACTAATCATGGCATCCGTTTTTGAAGCCACCGCTGGAAAGGCGATTGGCTATCCCGAAGGAACTGGCGGCGCTGTCGCTCAAGAGACCAGCAAGGCTACTGGGGTCACCCTCAACAAGCCTGCTGGTGAAATCACCACTCATGACGCTTCCCTCGCAGGTGGCGCCGAAGTGAGCTTTGTTGTGACCAACTCTTTTGTGGGTCTCAATGACGTTCCCGTGGTGTGTGTGCGCTCTGGCGCTTCCACTGGCACCTATGTGGCCAGTGTGAGTGCTGTGGCCGCAGGCTCATTCACCATCACCCTTTCCAACCTCGGTACTACCGCAGGTGAGGCTCTGGTGCTGAACTACGCAGTGATTAAGGGCGCCGAAGCCTAATGGGTTTGTTCGCCTTCAGGCGACTGCGTGATCGTGAGGCCCTGGCGGAAGCTGGGGCCTCTTTCACTATTGCAGAGCCCACACCTAAACTTGAATTAGCACAAAACCAACCACTGCTCGACGATGGCAATAACAATCGACGCAACAGTGGGCGGCGTAAACGCCAACAGCTACCTAACGCTGGCAGCGGCGGATCTGATAGTTGAAGGGTTTGTGCAAGATGACGATGTGACCGCTTGGGGATCGGCCACCACCGATCAGAAAAACCGGGCGCTCTATACAGCCACACAACGGCTTGATCGTGAGCGTTTTTTGGGTGCTAGATCGACTGACACCCAGGCGCTGCAATGGCCGCGTGATGGTGTCCGCAAGCCGGATACTTACATCAACACTTACGCCGTTGGGTTTCCATTCCGCATCACAACGGATTATTACACCAGCGCCGAGATCCCAGATCAGGTCAAAAAGGCTCAGGTGGTGTTGGCTGTCTATCTAAACAACAATAAAGACGGCATGTCACTCAGCGGGCTTGAAGACTACAAGTCCGTGTCGATCGGCAGTCTAAGTGTGACCACTGCAGGTGCTAGTGCCACAGCAACAGGTGCGGACCGAGTGCCGCCGATCTTCGAACGGTATCTGACGGGGCTTAGAATCAGCGGACCAGGAAATTTTTCGATCCGACGGAGCTGATCATGTCTGACAACGGCAACTACGGCATCGGCTTCGAATATATCACCGACACCAATGAGCACACAGGGCGGTTCAAAAAGCTCTATGCATTAGCAGATGCTGTGATCAGCACCGCCATTGTCCAGAATGCTAGCGGCAATGCTTTCACTTCTGTACCCCTGGGTAAGGGCGACGAGATTGAGGGTGTTTTTACTAGTGTGACGCTGGCTTCAGGCAAAATCGTGGCCTACAAGATCTGATCATGGGCATCAAAGGGCACCAAGGCAACGGCATTGACTACACCCTTGGTGGTGAGGTCATTCATGACACAGTTGTTCATGTTGGGCGTTTTCATCACATTGATTTCTATGAAAATAGCCAGATTGACACCATCATCAGCACCAACATGACGGGAAACACCCTTAATGGCGAATCATTCCCAGCGGGTTCTGAGCTCCGTGGACTGTTTACCAGTATCAAGCTGCAAAATGGCGCTTGCATTGCATACAGGGTCTGATGGCACTTGTTAACTCGCTACAAAAGATTGCGAGCACACTGGTTCAGAAATTTGGCGGCGATATCACTTACAGGCAAATCGCTGGCAGTGCATACAACACGACTACTGGTGCTGTGACGGAGACGGCCACAGACACGGCGATTAAAGGCGTTTTAGATCGAGTCAGCAAGCAAGAAGTCAACGAGCTGATACATGAACAGGACAAAAAACTGATTGTTGCTGCAGCAGATCTACCTGCCGCAGCCAGCCTCACCGATCGCGTGGTGATCAGCAACGTGGTGCATCAGATCATTCAGATCAACGTCATTGAGCAGGACAACCAGCCCATCACATTCGAGTTGTTTCTGAGGGTTTGAGATGACACGCCGCATCAATCTGGCACAGACAGGCGCCTATGCTGCAGACCAGTTTGAGAAACTGTTGCGTGTCACAGTGTTTAACACCGACCAGAAACTTAAAGAAGAAAGCCCTGTGCTTGAGGGCAGATTCAGGTCAAGCTGGGTGATCGCAGAAAACACTGTGGTTGAATATGAAGCAGAAGGCGGCGCAGTATCGAAGACTGTCAAACTGCCACAACGTAAGAATTACCAGACAGAAACGCTGGGCAACGTGTATCACATTTCGAACAGTTTGCCCTATGCCGAAGCGCTCTGTTATGGCACCAATCTTCCGCCATCGTGGATAGCTGCAGGCATCACAGGCAGCAAAAAGAACCCGCCCGGATGGGTAGATCTGGTGGCGGCTGAGATCACAGCTAGCGTACGAGCAAGCGCAGAAAACATTGCGCGTTCATCCTGATGGCTGCGATCAACCTCAACACAGTGCGTGCTGCCATCGAAGGCAGATTGGCAACAGAGCTTGCCATAGCGCCGGTTATACCGATCGTCTTCCACAACCAGGCATACAGTCCAGTCAACAACGGCACCTGGGTGCAGTGTCTGACGTCTTTTGGCAACAACAGCTATTTGACGATGGGCGGCACCACCGGCAGCAGCAACAGTGTGCTGGGTGTCGTCGTTATCAACATTTTTTCAGCTAAAGGTGTGGGGCCTGGTGCGAATCTGACCGTGGGCAAACGCATTCGTGATCTGTACAATAGAATCGTTGTAAGTGGGGTCCATTTTGATCCCCCAACTGGGCCCGAGGTGGTGGCTACGCCATCCCCAGAGGGTTTCTTCCAAACACGGGTCAGATTGACCTTTGAAACCTTCGAGGATCTGTAATCATGGCGTTCTATCGAGGCCAGCAGGGCAGCGTCAAATTCGACGACGCAGGCTCTTCAGCTGCCGCTATCACCAGCACCCGTTCGTGGTCGCTGACCGTAGAGAAAGAATCTCTCGACACCACCGCGTTGGGTGCAACCTATCGCGCCAACGTTGGCGGTTTGATCAGCGGCTCTGGGTCATGCGAGATCCTCTACACCGCATCGAGCTCCGACGAAACCAACGTGTTCATTGAGCACGTCAACACTGCCAATGATGAAGGTATTGCTCTGTTCGAGCTATATCTGGATACCAGCGGCACCAAGAAAATCAGTTTTGACGGTGTTATCACCTCGGCTGAGTATTCTGCAACTGTGGGCGAAATCGAAGTCATTACCCTGAACTTCGTTACCAACGGCGCCATCACTCTGGACATCTGATCATGACTTTCTACCGCGGCCAGCAAGGCACTGTCTTTTTTGATAAAGATTCCAGTGGCGGTCTGTCTGAGATCGCCGCTGTGCGCTCGTGGTCTATGACCGTCGAGAAAGAATCGCTTGATGTCACCGCCCATGGTGCTACTTATCGAGCAAACAACGGCGGCCTGATCAGCGGATCGGGCACCATCGAGGTGATGTACGACGCACCTGGTGCCGGCGACAAATTGGATCTGATCAAAGAAGTCAACACCGCCACCGATCCGGCCAATGCGAGCGTTGAGCTCTACATGGATGAGACTGGCGGCAAAAAGATCACCGGTGACATACTGGTGACAAGTGCTGAATATTCTGCTACAGTGGGAGAGATCGAAGTGATCACGATTAATTTCGTGACCAACGGTTCTATCTCACTTAGCATCTGATGCCCTCCACCAATCAGCGCCCGGTTGATCTGCTTACCGCGGCGTTTGACTTAAATCAACGCCGCCGGTTTGATATCAAAGGACCGGATGGTGCTGTTGTACTGTCGGTCTATTTCAAGCCGATCACCCGCGCGGACCGGAAGCGGGCCACCACGCTGGCCGGTTCGGATGAGGCCCTGGAAATCAGCACCCAGATGCTATGTCAGATGGCAGAACTGGAGGATGGTACCAAGGCGTTTGCCGCTGCTGATGCTGCAAAGCTGCAACGTGAGCTGCCGGAAAATGTTCTTAACGAGCTGGAATTGTTCCTGTTTGGGCTTGGCGGCACTGAATCGCTAGAAGAAGCAAAAAACGCATAGAGAAGGACTCATGGCTCTTTTTTGAGTTCTTCTTAGCCACTGAACTTGGCAAAACGGTGAGTGAGCTGCGCTGCCTGCTTACTGATGCGGAATTCGTGATGTTCGCCGCCTATTACGAGGTCAAAGGCAAGCGCGAGAAGATCGAGATGGATAGGGTCAAAGCGCGCAGATAGACTGATTTCAAGAAAGGTCGAGCACCGTGCCTGCAGTCGCCGTAGTTGACGTACAGGTAAATAGCCAAAGTGCTGTACGCAGCCTGGAGCGGGTTAATAATGCATCAAAACAAGCCCAGACCAGCGTTAATGGGTTGGTAGGCATCATTGGCAAGCTTGCAGGCTCTTTTGCGGCCATCTCGGCAGCTCGATTTGTCTTTGCCAAAACTGCAGAAATCGAGACGCAGACAAAGAGTCTGCAGGTGTTGACAGGCAGCGTACAGCAAGCCAAGCAGATTATCGAGGAGCTGCAGCAGCTTGGTGCGGTCACGCCATTTACCAGCACGGAATTGATCGACGCCGCAAAGCGGCTCCAGGCCTTTGGCGTTGAAGGCAGCCGTGTTGTGGAAGTCACGCGCAGGTTGGCTGACGCTTCAGGTGCCACGGGCGCCGAATTGCAGGGGCTCGTCACCGCATATGGTCAGGTTGTAGCCAAAGGGCGGCTGCAGGGCGAAGAACTGCTTCAATTCCAAGAACGCGGCGTGGGTGTGCAGCAAGAGCTGCAGAAAATGTACAACCTTTCTGGAGAAGAGCTCCAGAAGGCGCTCAGCAAAGGCCAGATCAGCGCAAAAGCCGTTGAAGTTGCTTTCCAAAGATTGACCAGTGCAGGCGGCAAATATGCCAATGGTGCTGTCGCCCAATCTGACACGCTGTCTGGCAAACTCAGCACATTGCAGGATGGCATCGATGCCTTAGCACGCCGTCTTGGTCAGGTGCTGACACCGGCATTGAAGGCGATCTTCTCACAGGCTATCGCTGTTGTCGATGCAATCAATCAGGCGCTGGCTGCGGGCCGCGGCGGTGGATTCACAAAAAGCGTGTTTGGCGCACGCCAGGCACTCAACGTTGGTGCCACAGGCCAAGCTGTAGACAAAATTGCCCAAGGCATTGGCCAGATTTCATCGCAGAAAAATCGATCTGGCATACAGCAGAATCTGCAAGCTCTTCAACAATACCAGCGATTGTTGCAGTCAATTGCGCCTAGCGACCCCAACAGCGATCGTGCCGTGCAACTGCAAGGTGTGATCTTGCGGAAGATCGATCAGAACATCAACGCGCAAAAATTACTCAACAAGGAAACCGACAAAGCGGAAGATATTTTCAAAACACCGGCGCTTGGGGCAGGGACAGGCGGCGCTGGCAGGACTAAAAAAGCCAAAAAAGGGCCAGAAAGTCAATTATCCGCGATTGAAGCCGCCAACGGACTCTACCGGTCGCAACAGATGATCGTGGAGCGGATTGCAATTGCAGAATTCGAAGGGAACAGGGCAGAAGTTTTGAGATTGCAGCACATCGAACGCGGCGTGCAGTTGATGCATGATGCAGCCGCTGTGCAACGCGACCAGACAATACCTCTGATGGATCGTGAAGCGCAGCTACGTGGGATCAGCGACAAACTGATGGGCAGCAGCAGCCAATATGCACGCGAATTAGCACAATATATGCGCGAACAAGTAGAAAGCCTGCCAGGGTATCTGGACAAGTTGGTATCGATGGCCAGCGGCTATAGCAGCGTTTTGGATTTTTCAAAACGGTTGACCGAAGAGCAGCAACGTCAAAAAGAACTTGCAGATGGAATCGGCAATTCAGTCGGTCAAGGCATGGTTGGTGCATTCGATGCGCTGATTCTTGGTGCCGATAATTTCAACAGCGCTTTGCAGAATATTGCTTCTGGCGTGCTCACAGATATTGCTAGACAACTGCTGCAAGTGTTTGTTATTCAGCAGGCAATCAACGCAATCTCCGGCATTTTTGCGCCAAAGACTGGTGGGCTCGCACCGGGCGTGAAATTCATGCCATCGGCCTTCAGTATGCCCAATCTCATGGCGCGTGCCGGTGGTGGCTCCGTGATGGCTGGGCAGGGCTATCTCGTGGGCGAGAAGGGGCCCGAGCTGTTCATGCCAGGCCGTAGTGGCGGCATAGCGCCCACAGGCACTTTTGGGGGCGTTCAAGTGGGCTCCGTGAATATCACCGTGCAGAACACAGGCGAGAATCTGAGCCCTGCTGCGCAAAAACAGATCGCCAATCAGGTTCAAGGTATCGTGATGGCAACGCTTGTTAATCAGAAGCGCAGCGGGGGCATCCTGTAATGGCTTACGTCAATTTTGATGATATTCCGCTTGTTATGGCGACTCCGGTGCGCCGGACTCAGCGCCGTCAGTTAATCAACTTTGGTGATGGCTACAGCCAACTGTTGACCGACGGTTTGAATATTGACCAAGAGCGTTGGCAGTGCGAAACCCCGCCACTC